AGCCGCAGGCGAAACCGTTCCGCCGGTGGGTCACCAGTGAGGTCCTGCCGTCTATCCGCAAGCACGGTGCGTACATGACAGATCAGACGCTGGAGCAAGCTTTGACTTCACCGGATTTTCTGATCCAGCTTGCAACGCAGCTGAAAGAAGAAAAAGAGCAGCGAAAGCAGCTTGAGGCCAAAGTGGAGCAGGACAAGCCCAAGGTGCTGTTTGCAGACAGCGTTTCCGCGTCGAAATCCAGCATCTTGGTGGGAGAACTTGCAAAAATCCTGAAGCAGAACGGCGTTGACACAGGGCAGTTCCGGCTTTTTGCTTGGCTCCGTGAAAACGGGTACCTGATAAAGCGAGAGGGCAGCGACTACAACATGCCGACGCAGAAATCTGCGGAAATGGGGCTGTTTGAAGTGAAGCAGACTATCATCACGCACTCTGACGGGCATATCACCACCAACAAAACGCCGAAGGTGACGGGCAAGGGTCAGGTGTATTTCGTCAACAAGCTGGTGTCAAAAAGAAACTGACAAGCCAAAAATGGCATATACTATGCGTAAAGGAGGGTGAGCCATGGAATTTCACGGAGAAGTGATTGAAGAAAAGCAGTGTGATGGGTATCGAAAAGTGGTACTCAAAACAGAAACCGCCATTGTGGATATGCGTATCCCAAGTCACACGCTGGAAGAAGAAAAGCGATTATCCAGAGAAATCACGCAAGCACTTTTTGAACTTGCGTTTCCGGAAGAAGACTGGTCCGGAAAGGCTCTGAAAGTCATCAAATGAACGAGATCACATGTAAAAGCTGCTACTGGTACAGTGTCTGCCCAGAGCGGAGCAGGCTGTATCCGTGCAGAGAATTCAACGACACCCGCCGCGAAAGCGGCAGAAAGGACAAGTCAAATGGAAAAGACAAAAAAGCACATTGAGTTCCACGTCGATATTGACGGGGAAGCAGATCAGCTGTATGTGCATGTCGATGCTGAAAAGCCAACCACCGGAGAACTGCTCGTTGGCTGCCTCGCGGTTGCGAACTGCGTTGCGAAAACCGTTGCAAGAACCGGAAGCGTTGGAAAACAGAAAGTGCTACGCAACATCGCCGTCATGGTTTCGGCAATAGCAGACGAACCACAGGACGAGGAGGAAAGCTGATGACACTTACGATGAACGCTGAGGAGTACAACGGCGTGATAAAGTACCTGCTGTCACTGCCGATGAGCAAATCGGACTTACCGATGCTGGAGCATCTCTACGCCGGTGGTTGGATTCCGGAGGTACTCGAACCGATCAAGGACTTACGTGCCAGAGTGGCGATGAATGCCGTCAAGGCGAAGTGTGATGAAAACACAGTGAAAGGAGAAGGGTGCTATGAATATCAAGGGCTTTTCGCAAATCCAGTCGTTGCCGCAGCAGCTGTCCCTTTTTGATGAGGAGGTGTGACTATGCGAAACCGACCAAAAGAAGCGACTTGCCAAGACTGCGGCACTGTCTACATCAAAAACAGCAGTGCCCAAGTCCGATGTGCTGCATGCAGTGCGATTCGCAAGCGGCAAAAGCACAGAGAGCAGCAATCAAAATTTCGAAGCCGGTGGTATAGCAGCGAAGCAAAAGACGCAAAGAAAAAGAAGCAAGCACGCCAGAGCGATGCCAAAGAAGCAGCAGAACGGCTTGCGGATAACATCAGAAGTGCAGATGCTGCCGGCTTGTCTTACGGCGTATACATGGCAAAAAAATTCCGCACTGGCGGCAACCAGCACGGAAACGAAGCATAAAAACAAAAAATCAACAGGTATATTATACCACAAACGGGAGGAAAAGTCAAGATGAGAAACAGTGAAGTGAAGAAGATGCAGGCACTGAGCATTCGCAGAGATGATGTGGTGTCCGACGAAAATTGGTTTCAGATGATGCGGGACATTTTTTTCGGATACGAGAACGAGATCATGTGGGAGAAAGCGGCAGAGCAAAAGTCGAAAGAAGATGTCGAAGCAGAGGAGGCATGCAAGCGTGGATAAGAAAGAAATCGTTGATTCTGTGCAGGAAATCACGCGTCTGGCGATGATTATCAACGAATCACAGGAAACCAAAATGCAGGTGTTTGTGAGCGTTTCGCCACACGTTTCCGAAATTGAGTTGCAAATCTATCCGGATGGATGGGGATACGTCGGAGACAGAGCAACGGAGTACTTCGTGTTCCGTGCATCTTACAAAAACTTCAGAGGAATATACTACAACAAAGAGCTGATTCCAATCGAATTCGGAGGAATCGAAACATTTGAGCATGTCTCCTGTGATGTAAAAAGCCTCTTGCAAGAAATCCGTAATCTGGCAAAAAAAGAGGTGAAGAATTTTGGTTAAAACCATCACCGAACACATCGACAACTGCTGCGGCTGCCCGCAGGAAATGGGCTGCATGGGGCAAGCCTGCCCGTATCACCCGCACGATGCCGAACGGAAAGTGCTGGTGTGTGATGCGTGCGGCGAAGAAGCTGACGAGTTGTGCCGTGCACCGTATCAGGCGGAAGAATCGTGGGTGTGCGAAGACTGCCTGAAAGAAATGCTTGTGTGGAAAAGAGGTGAATCTTTGACATGAGCGAAAAGGAACGCTGTGTAAACTGCGGCATCGCAAATGTGCCGCTATACTTAGGGCTGGACGGGAATCTGCACTGTGCAGATCACGCCGGACTGCTGATCGTGGAAACCAAAAAGGAGGAGCAGGAACATGGAACCAATCAAAAATGAAGTGGCAGAAGTACAGCAGAGTGTACTTACTGTACCAGTGGAGCACCGGAACGAGCTGACAGACTTTGCAGAAGCATACAAGATCGGCAAGGTATACGCCGGAAGCGGTGTAGTACCTGCTGCATATGCTGGCAAGCCAAACGATTGTGCGATTGCTGTGGATATGGCAGCACGTATGGGGGTATCTCCACTCATGGTCATGCAACAGCTGTATGTGGTCAAAGGCAAGCCGTCATGGAGCGGACAAGCGTGCATGGCGTTTATCCGGCAGCGGTACAGTGATGTGCAAGTGGTGTACACTGGCACACGTGGAACTGACAGTCGCGGCTGCTATATCCAAGCCAAAAGCGGCAACAACACGCTGCAGGGTACGGAAGTCACAATCGCTATGGCAAAGGCAGAAGGCTGGATCAGCAACCCAAAGTGGCGTAACATGCCGGAGCAAATGCTTGCTTACCGTGCG